CCTGAACTATTTGAAATAATTACTCGATTGAGTCGCATCTATCTAGAAAGCTATCCAGATGATCGAGAAGGCCTAGAACGTTTCCTACGTTGGGCACATAATCAATATGGCTACAAGTATGGGCAGCCTTGATCCAGGCGTTACTTACATCTATGAACGAGTAGACAATCGTATCTATGCTCGAGAAATAGGCAAAATCAATCGACGCTTGGTGGGCTGGACTGATAACGAAAGCATTGCTATGAGAGAATATCGTAGCAAAATAAACCATGTGTTGACCATGTGCGAAACAGATCCAGCTATGAAGGAGTTGCTGGATCAGTTGTTTATGTTGTATAATTTAAAAAAACCCAATGAGTGACAAACTACACATTGCCAATGAGATGCGACAATTTGATCGCAAGAATCGAGACTTCTACGATGAGCTTACAGATGAAGAACGCAAAAAGTTTGCACCATTCCTGATGATTCGTTGGGGCAGTTGTGTAGAAGGCAGTCGCGACCTGCAGGAATTTTATGTGATTTCAACCAACGAAAGACTGAACAAACACTTTTTTAGTTTCAACTCCACACGCCATAAAAAATTGCAATGGCTCATGGCTACCACGGTGAGTCCTGACATGGGTGCTTTCAAACACAATTGGATTTCGCCCAAAAAGAAAGAAGGCACCGGCGCTGTTCGTAAGCAACTGGCCGAACTGTTCCCGCATTACAAAAGCGACGAACTAGATCTATTGACCACCATTACAACCAAAAAAGAATTAGATGAGTATTTGCGCAAGCATGGAACAGACACAAAATAAATTTGTCTGTGAGTTTTGTAACAAGACATTTGTACGCGAAAGCAGTGTGCTGGTGCACATGTGTGAACGCAAGAGACGTAGATTAGAAAAGAGTGAGCGTGGAGTTCAATTAGGCCTCCAGGCATTTTTACTATTTTATCGTGCACTACAACCTTCAGCAATCAAGACATTTGATGACTTTGCTGACAGTGCTTATTACAAGGCCTTTGTAAAATTTGGACGCTACTGTGTGGATACACAAGTAATTAACCCGCCGCGTTTTATGGATTGGTTACTAAAACAAAACAAAAAGATTGACCGTTGGTGCAGTGATCAGATCTACACAGAGTATCTTCAGTATTACTTGCCAACTGAAGCAGTGGGTGATGCGCTGGCCAGAGCAATAGAATACAGCATGGACTGGAACGAGAAAACAGAGCATCCAGCACATGACTGTTTGCGTTATGGCAACTCTAATGCTATATGCTATGCAATAACAAGCGGTCGTGTTAGCCCGTGGGCAATTTATAATTCTGAGTCTGGTCAGAAATTTCTAAGTGAGCTCAACACAGAACAATTGGCAATAGTATGGCCCTATATCAATTCTGATGTATGGCAAAAGAAGTTTAAAGAGCATCCAGAAGATAAACTGTATGCTCAAGAAATACTAACTCAAGCAGGATGGTAACATGATTAGAAATATCACAGGCGGACAAGGCATACACGTTGCAGGCAGTGTGTACAATGCACCCTATGTCGACTCTACCAGAGCCAGCGCTGGCATGGTGAGATTCATCGGCAACAACTTTGAAGTATATGACGGCGCCTCATGGTTGCCATTGCAGTCCAGCTACCCACAGGTTGAACTAGACAACGAGACTAGAGAAATTATACAATGGGCACAAACTAAAATGGTCGAGGAAGAGCGTATGCAAGCGTTAGCTCGAACACATCCCACGGTAGCAGATGCTTTGCTGGCACGTGATCGAGCCGAAGATGCACTAAAGATAGCCATGGCATTGTGTGATACAAAATGAGCGCAGATATTGATTTGGACTTTGCTGACCGAAATGCTGTGCTGAATTTGATTCAGCACACAGCCGCACGACAAAGCGATGGGCGACGGCACAATTCGGGAGTGTATGTCACTGACATTCCGCAAGATCCGGTGAACCAGTGTGCGGCCATTGATTATGAAACAGCAGAACAACGTGGCTACTTCAAGCTGGACTTCCTGAACATGAGTGTGTACAGCTTGATTCAGAGCCCTGAACACTATGAAGCTATGTTGGCAGCTACTCCGCCATGGAGTCGACTGTGGACTGATGCACACTGGGTCGGCCAGTTGGCGCACGTGGGCAATTACTATGATTTGTTGAAAGAAATGAAGCCAGACAGCATACCAAGACTGGCTGCTTTTATATCAATTATTCGTCCAGGTAAAGCACACCTACAACGACTACCTTGGGATCAAGTGTTTGCGTCAGTGTGGGATGGAGATACCAGTCGGGGCTATACATTCAAAAAGGCACATGCAATCAGTTACGCAGCCTTGGTAGCACTGCATATGAATCTTCTCAACCAAGACGTTTAACCAGGGTAATACTCTTTCGTTTGACCTTTTTGCGGGTAATATCACTGAGACTGCAAACAGGTCCGTGCAGAATTTCCAGATCCTTGTTGCTAAATGTGCGCAGGGAGTGACGGAATCTTTCCCAATCTCCACGTAAGAATATGTTTATGGGTATGCTACGATTGCTTTCCCACCACCAAGTGGTAGCTAAATCTAAAAAGATCATCTTGTCTTGCTGGCTGACAATAGCCCCAAAGTCGTAGATTGTTGTAACAGAGTCGTCTCTGTTTTGCACTACTCCTACATACTCGTTGTTAGCATAGACGCACAACGTTATGAAAGGGTATTTTTCAGACAATTTTGCAAAGATATCGCTGCCCATAAATATTATTTGAGGATCACCATGTATTCAACCACCGTTTACTTATACCAGCAAATAACCAGAGTTTTGTTAGTTGACACCAGTGGTGGTTACTTTACTGTGAGGTATGACCCAGTGTACGCAAAATATTTAACCATAAACAAGGGCGTGGACAACGTGCTTTTGTTTGAATTTGTCAATCAAGATCAAAAACCAGTAAACATTACTGGCAGCAATTTTGTATTCCGTCTAATCGGTCAGAACGGCAATGAACTGTTGCTGTCCAAGGACATGGAAGTACTCAGTGCCAGCACTGGACGTGTCAAAGTAGTGTTAAACACTACTGATACCATTAACTTGTTGTCGCAACCAGCCAGTTACAGCATCCAACGATCGGCTGGAAACTATGTACAGGCTGTGTTTGTAGATGACAATTCAGGTGCTCGCGGCGATGCTAATATTGTGGACTCAGTATTTCCGCAGTTCCAAGACAGTGTAAATTTAACCATACCCACTATCTATGGTCCTACTTCTTGGCCAGCAAATCCACCTTCGGGTTGGCCAGACTGGGCACTGACTCCGCAACCATTGAATTATTTGCAACAGACTGAGTTTTACAGTAGTCATATACCTACCTTGGGTGCTAGTTTGACCACGTTCAAAATGGAACTCACACATTTCACAGGAACAATCAAAGCGCAGGCAGCCGAAGACTACGAGTCGCCCTGGTACAACGTCACAGATTCTACACAGTATTTTGACGAAACCAGTACAGTCTATCTTAATGTAGCAGGATTCCACCCCTTGCTCCGTTTGTCGTTTAACCAAAGTCAGGGATGGGGTGCGCAGGCCAGTGCCACAGTGGTCAACGGAGTGGTCACAGGAATTACTCTCAACAACCCAGGCAGCAACTATGTTGCTCCGCCCAATGTTGTTATTGTAGGCAACGGTGCTGGTGCACGGGCCGTGGCTAGTTTGGCCAGCGATGGCACCTGTGGGCCAATAACTGTAATTGATGGCGGCTCTGGATATCTACCTATTACTTTTGGTAACACACTCATGGCCAATGTTATCATTAACAATGGCACAGTGACCAATTTGATGTACCGTTGATACAAACTCTGCTATAATAAGCAGATGCTTGATATTGTTCAATACCTACCTGCAAAACGCAAAGCCAGTCCCAGCGGGTGGGTCAGTTTCAACGCTCCATGTTGTCAACACAACGGCAACAGCCCAGACCGACGTCAACGAGGCGGAATCAAAACAAACGAACAAGGCTGGAGCTATCACTGTTTCAATTGCGGATACACTGCCAGCTTTATCCTTGGCCGCTCTGTGAGCTTTAAGGCCCGTAGGCTCTTG